TTGGCAAATGCCAAAAAACCAAATAACCTTGTTATCGGTATTGCAAGACAATATAGTCCTGAAGACGGGTTTGATAACTTAGATGAATATAAAGACGACAAAAGATTTAGAATCTTAGATATTCCATATCAAGATGCCAAAGGTGTATGTTGGGCAAGACACCAAGTTCAACAACTTTATAAAGGTGAAACGTACACATTACAAATAGATTCTCACATGAGATTTGTTAAGGATTGGGATGATATCCTTATCAAGATGATAAAGGGGTTGCAGAAGGACGGGTACAAGAAGCCTCTACTTACGGGCTACGTACCTTCTTTCGACCCCGATAATGACCCAGCAGGAAGAGCGACTGATGCTTGGAGAATGGCTTTTGACCGTTTTATTCCTGAAGGTGCGGTATTCTTTTTACCTGAAACAATTCCAGGTTGGAAAGAAATGAAAAAACCTGTAACTGCAAGATTTTACTCAGCTCACTTCTGTTTTACATTAGGACAATTCTCAACTGAAGTTCAACACAACCCTGAATATTATTTCCACGGTGAAGAGATTTCAATCGCGGCAAGAGCCTACACTTGGGGTTATGATTTATTCCACACACATATTCCTGTTGTTTACCATGAATACACTCGTAAAGGTAGAACAAAACAATGGGATGATGACAAAACTTGGGGACAAAAAAATAGTCACTCACACTTAACAAATAGAAAACTGTTTGGTATGGATGGTGAAACTCAAGAAGGCCATGATGGTCCTTATGGTTTTGGTCCTGTTAGAAGTTTAACCGAATATGAAAAATATGCAGGTATTCTTTTTTCAAAAAGAGCAATTGACAAATATACTTTAGATAAAAATTACCCACCAAATCCATATAATTTTGAAACTGAACAAGAATGGAAAGATAGTTTCTGTATGATGTTCAAACATTGTATTGATATTGGATATTCTCAAGTAACTGAAACTGATTATGATTTTTGGGTTGTTGCATTCCACGGTAAAGACGACAAAACTTTATTCCGTAAAGATGCCGACAAAAATGAAATTGCTGGTTTCATGAGAGACCCTGACAAATATTGTAAAGTATGGAGAGAATTTCAAACTGACGAATTACCATCACATTGGGTTGTTTGGCCTCACTCAGAATCAAAAGGATGGTGTGATAGAATTACGGGTCAATTAACACATAATACGGTAAGTTAATGAGAAATATACTAATATCAGCAATATCATTTGTTAACCCAACAAAAAGTGGTTCGGAAATTTATGCAACATTTGCAAAAAGATTAATTAATGATGTTTTAACCAAAACACCTTATGATGTTATGGTTACTACAAATAATTCTGATAATTTTTTAGATGTTATTAGTACTAATAATGAAAGAATAACAATTAGACATGAGTTATTAGAGAACCATAAAACACATGTTGGGGCATTTAATCAATTATTAAAATTTTATGCAATACAAAATATTGATAAAAAATATGATTGGGTTTTATATATGGATTGTGACGCTGGTCTAATATCTGAAATTGATATTCAAAAATTAGAAGAACAAATTGATAGGTGGGAATCTATTGGTTATGATATGTTAGCTCTTAGAACCAACGCAACTTACATAGAATCTGAAACCCAATATCATGATGGTATTTTAAATAATAAAAATTATTTATTTGATGCAAAATTTAGATTTTATGGTATCAAACCAGAATGGAGAGGGGCATGTTTTCCAAGTGAACACGTTTTGTTTATGAAAAACAATGAAAAAATGGAGGTAATGTGTCGTGAATTTGAAACACTTTGTACTCAATTTGAAACTCAAGACCCTATACATCCAATTACTTTTGATATGGAGGCGTTTGAAATTGGTGTATCTGCATTTCTTGCGGGTTATAATGTAGGTGAAATGGGTTGGGGTACTTCACAAGAACTATTAAAAGTTGGGTTTAACCATAATAATTGGGAAAAAGTTAAAATATAAAATATGGATACTTTAAAAACTAAAGTAGATAATTTTACTATAAACACCTTACCAAATGATTGGGTTGGGGTTAGTATAAATAATAGTAAATCTTGGGAACCTCATATAACAACATTATTAAAACGTAATTTTACTTTAGATTCCGTGTTTGTTGATGTGGGTAGTAATTACGGATGGCATTCAATTAAAAGTTCATTATTTTGTAAATTGGTTTATAGTTTTGAACCTCAAAAATACATACATGATGTTCAAAAAATGAACATAACCGAAAACAACATATCAAACATTAAATTATTTAATTGCGGTTTAGGTGATGTTAACGAAGATAAAGAAATGAGCCCAATTAAATACGATAGTGTAAGTATAAACATGGGAGATTTAAGTGTAGGTATTGGAGGAGAAAAGATTGAAATAAAAACTTTAGACTCATTAGAAATTTCTAAGGTTGATTTTATCAAAATAGATGTTCAAGGGTACGAAAAATATGTCTTATATGGTGCAAAAAATACTATCAAAAATAGTAAACCAATTATTATTATTGAAATGGAAAACCATCAACTTAAAAGATTTGGTTATGATGTTACAGAACTATTTGAAATATTAAGAAGTTTTGGGTACTACATATATTTGTTAGATTACCATTATCCGTCAGACCATGTTTGTGTCCATAAAGATAACTTAAACGAATTTATAAGTAAAAACTCTCAATGGATTAAACCTTTGACAGTTAGTAATGATTTAAACCATAATTTAGAAAATTATGTTACTGAAAAAATAATTCAAGAATTTTAAATTACTAAATGAAAAAAATAGCATTCCACGCCAACCAATTATCCTTAAGAGGAACTGAAATTGCATTATTTACTTATGCAAAATATAACGAAGAAATTTTAGGGAATAAAAGTGTTATTTTTAGTTCGCCTAATAATAATTTAGATGCGTTAGAAAAATTCCAAAATAGGTTTGAAGTTAAATTACTTCATTTTTGGGAATACGAACAATATCTTAGAGAGAATAATTTTGATTACTTATATGTAATTAAAGGTGGTAATAATGATGGATTATGGGTTGAAACAACACCTACATTAGTTCATTCCGTATTTAGACACAATGAACCTCACGGACATAAATATTTTTACGTTTCTGATTGGTTATGTAAAGACCAAGGTCTTCCAATTGAGACTCACTCACTCCCACATATTTGTGAAAAATTACCTGAATCAAAATACAATTTAAGAGAAAAATTAAATATTAATAAAGAATCAATTGTGTTTGGATGTTACGCGGGAGCAACCGAATTTAATATTGAGTTTGTTAAAGAGTCAATTAAAAAAATAGTATCTCAAAGAGATGATATTAAATTTATTTTTATGAACATAAATAAATTTGTTGACCACCCTTCTGTTATATTTTTAGATGGTACTTATGATTTACATGAAAAATCATCATTTGTTGATGCTTGTGACGCTATGATTCACGCTAGAAGTGGTGGAGAAACTTTTGGATTAGCAATATCTGAATTTGCCCTCGCAAATAAACCAATTATTACATATGAATTATCAGGAGAAAGAAGTCATATTGAAATATTAGGAGAAAGAGGGATATATTATAAAGGATTTGAAGATGTTTCAAATATTTTTAATAATTTAAAAAGTTACATAAAGTATGATGATTATTACCAACCTTATTTACAATTTTCACCACAAATAATAATGAACAAATTTAAACAATTTTTAGATTAATTATGAAAAAAATAAGGTTGTGTGCAAATTGGGATACATCTGAAAATATTACAGAAAGACTTTTAAAACAATTTAAAACTCCAGAAATAGATTTAACAAATATTGAGTTTGTGTATGATGATTCTTACGATATTATTGTATTTTTTAATCATGTATGTTTAAATATTAAAGAGGGTGCGGATTCATACATATTCCCACATGAACCAAGTTGGCAAGGTACTCACCAAAAAAATTTAAAAGACGGTACAATTGTTTTTGGGTTTAAAAAAGAATTATATGATGGAACTTGTATTGAAACCACGGCACATACTTTTTATGGTGGTCGTGGGCCGTGGGTTGACCCACTATCTTTTTGGAACTACGAAAATTTAGTATCAACAAATTTTACTAAAAATAAAAATATATCATCATCAATAACTAAAATAAGCACAGATTATGGGGGTACTTGTTTGTACCCACAAAGAAGCAAAATTGCTTCAATGATTGAAGAATTAAATTTTATTGATGGGTTTAATGGTAGTTCTAGCCCTAAAAGACAAGACGCTTTAGTTGATTATAAAT